TTTTTTCGGGCTGCCGTTTCCCTTTTGTTCTGAAGCAAAGGGAGAACAGACGATTGAGCTTTGAAGCGACGACCTGGGTGCTCAAATATTCCGAATCGCGTCTTGGAGCGAGGCTGGTGATGATCTCACTCTCCAACTATATGGGCGACACCGACGAATGCTATCCCAGCATCGACACCATCGCGGCGGACGCGCACCTCAGCCCGCGCCAGGTGCTGGACTGCGTCCCCAAGCTCATCGCCTTGGGCGAGCTCGCCGTCACCAAGGGAGCCGGCGCCCGAGGTCTCGGCGGCCGCACCAATCTCTACCGATTCCCCCTCATGCCGCCCACCAAGCGTTCTCAGAAAAGGGGTGCGAAGACTGCATATCTTTCCCCTTCGCCTGATGATTCCTCCCCCAGCACGCCCGCCTCTGAAAGCCATGAAGAATCCGCACCCCTTCCAAAAATGGAAGCCATGCAGTTTCCGCCCGAAAGCCATGAGAAATCGCGACTGGAAACTGCATATGAACCTATAGGAACTCTTAGAACCGAAGAACAACCCCCCCCCAGCCCCCCCAACGGGGGGCGCGCGGCGGTGCTGGCGCTCTTTGATGAAATCTATCAGATCTACCCCAAAGGCGAGAACCGTCTCAAGGCGTTTCGCGAATTCGAAGCGCTGCAGCCCACGCCCCAGCTCGCCGAGGAAATCGCCCGAGCCGTGCGCGGCTATCGCCAGACCGAAGCCTGGCAGCAGCGTCCCCGCTACATCCCGAGCCTCGCCAAGTTCCTCAAAAATCGCCAATGGCTCGACTGTTACCCCGAAATCCCCCTCGACGCCCACGGCGGCCTCGCCCCGCGCCGCGCCCGATCGGAGGCCCGATGAGAATTGACATGAAATTCGACACCTCGGCCCTCAAGGTCAAGACCGAGCGCGAGATCAAGCGCCTGGCGTACAATACGGCCCTGGCACTGAATGAGACGGCGAAGGCCGTCCAGCTCGAGGAGCGCGCCAACCTCGACCGCAAATTCACCGTGCGCAAGGCGACGTTCATGTACCGGCTCATCAAAATATTCAAATTCGCCAGCGCGCGGCAGAATCGCCCCTTCGCCGAGATCGGCATCGACCCGACCAAGCAGAGGGTTTTGCTCCAGCGCTTCGAAAAGGGCGGCGAGCGGCCTCCGTTCAAGGGCGAGCGCGTCGCCGTGCCCGTCACCGGCGGCCCGGCGCGCCCCACGTTTCCGCAGTCCGTCGCCGCGGCGTTCCGATTTACGGCGCTGCGACTCAAGCCTCGGATCCGTTCGCGCCGCTTCCATCCCCGCGTCCTGGCCGCGGCGCCGCAACTGGCGGGAGCCCAGCAGACCTTCTCGATTCGCGGTCGCGGGATCTTTCAGCGTGTCGGCGACGCCATCCGCGCCGTGTACCTCTTCGTCCGTCGGCCGAAGATCGACCGCCGGCTGGACTTCATCGGCATCGCCAAACGCGCCATCGCGCGCGAGTGGCCGGGGCAGTTCAGAAAGGCATATCGGAAGTAGGAGATCACCAATGGCGCGGGGCAAATTGATCAACCGAATGACGGAATCAGAACATCGGGTCAAGCTGGACCTTGAGAGTAAAGGTTGGACCGTTCATCGTAATGGCTGGCCTGATTTTCTATGCTGTCGTGAGGTAGAAACCGGAAAAATTGAATGCTTATGCGTTGAAGTTAAAGGCAGGCGCGACAACCTGCGCGAAGGGCAGCGCACGGTAATCAAAATTCTAGATTCCATCGGATTGAAGGTTGCCGTTGTGAGGCCGGGGCACTCGGGGCTATATTCTGGTACTCCGTTCGAGATGGTGCGTGAGCTGGAGAGCTTGGCGGCTGCGCTGGAAGGCAGTAAGTGCGAATTTTATAGCATCGCCGCTCGACTCCACAGGATTTCACGTTGGATTTCTACGCAATACTTGCAATTTAAGCCCCATGACTGACTTCAAACTTAAGCCGCCGCACGAAGACTGGGGCACGCGCGACGAGGCGGCCACGATCCTCGGCGTCTCACCGCGCCGCGTGATGGACCTGGTCAAGGCGGGAATCGTCAAAAAGCAGCGCCACGGCTGGTACGATTTGAAGCAGGTCGCCCGCGCCGCCAAAACCCGCGCCGCCAAAAAGCTGCTGGCGGAAAAGCCAGCCGCCGAACCGAGGGCGGACGACAAGACCATCGACGAAGCCAAGCGCCGCAAGACCATGGCGGAGGCCGAGTACAAAGAGCTTCGCCTGGCCGAGCTGCGCGGCCAGCTCATCTCCGTCGACACCTATCGCCGCAAGATTACCGAAATGTGTAGTATGCTTCGTGAACACGTCCTCGGCATCCCGGCCATCGCGCCGGAGCTCGAGGGCCTGAGCGCGGAAGAAAGGAAAGCCAAGCTCGAAAAGGTTTGTCGCGCCATGTTGAGCCACCTCGCCGATGGGGAATTTATTCCTCCAACTCGAAACGCCGGAGAGCACCCAGGCGGTGCAAACGGCGACGGCCTCGGCCCTGCGAGCCCTGCGGCCCCCGACGCACCTGACGGTGAGCCAGTGGGCGGACCTGAACCGCATCCTGCCCAAGGGCAGTAGCTCGAAGCCCGGCCGCTGGGTCACCCGCGCCTTCCAGCGCGAGATGATGGACGCGGTGCTCGAGCCCGGCATCCGCCGCGTCGTCTACCTCTGCTGCACCCAGGTCGTCAAGTCCGAGGCCATCAACAATATCGCGGGCTACTTCATCGACGCCGAGCCCAAGGCCATCATGATCGTCCGCGAGACGGACCGCGAAGCCATCGGCTACTCGAAGAAGCGCATTGCCCCCATGATTGAGGCCTGCCCGTCCCTCGCCATGAAGGTGAGGCCCGCCATCTCGCGCAGTTCGGGGAATACGATGAGTCTCAAGGAATTTCCCGGAGGCTTTTTGAAGCTCGCGGGGGCGAACGCCGGCTCCAGCCTGCGCTCTGACCCCATCGAAGTCCTCCTGCGCGACGAAATCGATGCCTACCCCGACGAGCTTCCCGGCGAAGGCGATCCGCTCGACATCTCCGAGCGCCGCACCGACAATTACGCTTTCCCCATCATCGTCGACGCCTCCACCCCCGCCAAGCCCAAGGGATTTTCCCGCATCGAGAACGCCTACCTGGAGAGCGACCAGCGGCGCTTCTTCGCCCCCTGCCCATTTTGCACGCAAATGCAAACCCTCGATTGGCGCGATCCCTCCGGCCTGCAACGCCTGGTCTGGGAGAAGGATGCGCGCGGCCAGGTCGCCCCCGACTCCGTGCGCTACCTCTGCGCCCATTGCGGCGCCGGCATCCCCGAGGGCCACAAGTTCGCCATGCTCGAGCTGGGCGAGTGGCGCAAGACCCGCCCCGAGGTGCGATCCATCGCGGGCTTCCACATCACCGCGCTCTATTCGCCTTGGAAGATGAACTGGGCCGATCTGGCGCGCGAGTGGACCAAGGCGCAAAAGCATCCGGAAAAACTGCGCTCCTTCCTCAACCTCCGCCTCGCGGAGACCTGGGACGAGGACGCGCTGACCAGCTTCACCGGCCCGCGACTCCGCACCCGCGCCGTCGAGGCCTTCGGCGCGCTGCGCTGGGTGGGCGAAAAGGCGGAGGCCCACTTCGAGCGCATTCCCGAGCCGGAGCTCACCCTCCCCGCCAGCGTCTGCGTTCTGGTGGCCGCCGCCGACGTGCAGGACAACTGGATCGAGGCGCAAACCGTGGGCTTCGGCGTCGAGGAAGAATACTGGCTGCTCGATCACGAGCGCTTCGACGGCAACCCGGGCAGCGATGCCTCGCTCTGGGACCAGCTCGACCAATTCTTCCTCCGCACCTGGACGCATCCCTCCGGCATCACCCTCGCCCCGGCGCTCAGCCTCGTCGATTCCGGCGCGCACTCCGACAGCGTCTATGATTTTGTCTCGATGCACCAGAACGCGGTGCGCCGCGTCTATGCCTGCAAGGGCCTTGACGCGCTCGACCGCCCCGGCCTGGTGAAAGAGGGCACCACGAAACGCGGCAACATCCGGCTCTTCCTCGTCGGCACCGTCGCCGCCAAGGACCGCCTCTTCGCCCGGCTCCATATCCCCGGCCCCGGCCCCGGCTATCTCCATCTGCCCGCCTCGGCGACGGACGACTACCTCGAGCAGCTCACGGCGGAGAAAAAGATCGTGGTGCAAAACAAGCGCTATCACACCTCGCGCCGCGAATATCGCAAGACCCCCGGCACGCGCAATGAGGCGCTCGATCTCACCGTGTATTCCTACGCCGCCCTGGCCGTGCTGCAGCAGATCGTCGCTCCGCGCATCTATCGTGACCTCGCGGCGGTCGCCGCCGTCCTCGCCAAGGCCCAGCGCCCCGAATCCCTCGCCCCGCCCCGCGTGCGCGGCATGCGTACCCCCGCCCTCCTCGCCCCGATGGCGGTGTAGGGGCACGCCATGGCGTGCCCCTACCGACCAATATCCATGCCCCTCTGGACGATGTTTCGTTTAGTTTATGTAACATGTAGCTTTTTCTCTACATTGCGCCCATTTTCCCCAGGTCTCAATCTCACCCCATGGCCGCGTGGACCCTAGCCCAAGCCCAAGCCAAAGTGACCGAGTGGATGACGGCGGAAACCAAAGTCGCCGAGGGCCAAGCCTACTCCATCGCCGGACGCATGATGACTCGCGCCGACCTGCGCGAGATTCGCGAAGAGATTAAATTCTGGGGCGCTCAAGTCGAACGCCTCGAACTCGCCGCCTCCAGCGGCAGCGCCGGCATGCGCGTGCGCACGGGGGTGCCGCTGTGAGGCGCATCCGCCCCGACGAATCCCAGCCCAACCTCCTCGACCGCGCCATTAGTTTTATCGATCCCGTGCGCGGGGCGCGACGCATGGCCGCCCGTTCCATGATGGCCATTGCAGGAGGCTACATCGGTGGCCGACGCGACCGCGCCGCGACGAAGAATTGGCGGCTCACCAATAATTCCCCCGACCAGGACATCCTGCCCGACCTCGCCGTGCTGCGCGACCGCTCGCGCGACCTGGTGCGCAACGCCCCGCTCGCCACCGGCGCCCTGGGCACGGTGGTGCAAAACGTGGTGGGCCGCGGCCTCACCCTGCAATCCAAGCCCGACTGGGAACTGCTCGGCATGACGGCCGACCAGGCCGACGAGTGGAGCGACGAGGTGGAGCGCGAATTCCAGCTCTTTGCCGAAACCCCGGAGTGCGATTTGACCCGCACGCAGAACTTTTACGGCCTGCAGGATCTCGCCTTCCGCTCGGCCTTGGAATCGGGTGACGTGCTCGCCCTGCTGCCCATGGTCCCCCGCCCGCGTTCCGTGTACGACCTCAAGATCCAGATCATCGAGGCGGACCGCCTGGAAACGCCGCGCGGCAAAGTGGATGGCGCGAAAGACAGCCTGACCGGCATGATGATTTGCGGCGGCGTCGAACTCGACGCCAACGGCGCCCCCGCCGCCTATCACATTTTGAAGGCGCACCCCGGCTCACCCGAGGGCCGCACGGGGAGCAGTGATCGCGTTGAGGCTTTCGGCGGCAAATCCGGCCGCCGCAACGTGGTGCATCTCTTCGACCGACTTCGCCCCGGCAGCATCGTGGCGTCCCCTACCTCGCCCCGGTGATTGAAACCCTCAAAATGCTGGACCGCTACACCGAGGCGGAAGTGACCGCCAGCGTGCTCTCCGCCATGTACACGATTTTCGTCAAGCACACCACGGGCGACGGCCTGCTCTCGACGGCGGGCGCCAGCGAAACGGCGGCGGACAAAAAGCGCGAAGTGCAGGTGGGCAGCGGCGGCATCGTGGACCTCGGCGAGGGCGAAGAGATTCAGAACTTCGCGCCCAACCGGCCCAACAGTTCCTTCGACGTGTTTATGCTCGCCGTGCTGCGCCAGGTGGGGACAGCGCTCGGCCTGCCCTTCGAAGTCCTGATCAAGCACTTCACCGCCAGCTATTCCGCCAGCCGCGCCGCCATGCTGGAGGCCTGGCGCTTCTTCCTCGGCCGCAAGGAATTCCTCGCCACGCAATTCTGCCGCCCCATCTTCGAGGCCTGGATGGAAGAGGCGATCGCGCGCGGCCGCGTCGACGCGCCGGGATTCTTCGATCGCCCGGAATTGCGCCACGCCTACCTGCTCTGCGAGTGGCAGGGCGACGCCATGAGCCAGATCGATCCCGTCAAGGAAGTCGAGGCAGCGTCGAAGCGCGTCGAGCTGGAGGTTTCCACGCTCGAGGACGAAACCCGAATGCTCACCGGGAAGCAGTGGAGTGACATCCACCGCCAGCGCGTCAAGGAAAAGAAATTGCAAGTCCAGGATGGCACGGCCGACATGGCGC